TTTTTCCTCCTCTGGTTAAGAGGTACTGTTTGACAGAGTTAACGACAATACCAACTAGCACTACTAAAATGCTCATAGCTCCGCTTACGACAATATCTGTGATTTGATTCATTTTTTACTTTCTCCTTTTTTCTTTTTGATTAATTTACTAGGTTCTTCTAAGCCTTCTTTAAGCTGGAATTTCTCGTGATCTATATTTTTCTTCACAAAATGATCCAGGCCCGGAATTTCTACGCCCAAGGCCGATAAACTGGCCAGAATACTAGACCCGTAGGCCGCCATCATGGCTATTATAAATGCGTCAACGACTGGCGCCAGATTCATATATAATGCGAAGGGGTAGCCAATCGCTGTTATCAAAATCATAGCTGTGTGGCTCACTAGACCTTTCCGCCATTTTCGACTAGAAAAGTCATGATAAGCCCAAGCCCTCGATACTCCTAAAATAATATCAAGGGTCACAATCAGCATGAGCGCAAAAACTATGAAATGCTCGTCGATCCCGTGAGCGTAGAAGTCCTTCACGACCTCAAAGATCCCGAAAATTCCATCTGGTTCTACTACTTCCACAAATCACTTACCCCTTCCCAACGAACGGCCAAGCTGTAGCCGTTCCAAGCTCAAGCCTGCCGCCTTTTTTAAATTCGTCGATTGATTCGCCGTTATAAGTAAATGTTTTTTGTGCCTGAATTAATACTTTGATACCCTCGCCATTCAACTCTTGATGTTTCGGATCCTCCAAAACAAACAGATCGTCTGCCTGGAACGTATCGCCTGCTTTAGCAACTGGCAATAGGTCCATGTATTGCTTGTAGATGGTTCCATAAGCGATATTTTCGGACATCACGGCATTTAAGATAGATACATGCGTTAATTTAGCATTGTTTTCAACCAGCTTGTTAATCGTTTCAAGCTGTTTTTTCTGCTCCTCAACCTTTAAGTCTCGCTCTTTGGCTTTAACTTTCAGGTTATCGATCTCTTGGACGCTCTCAGAGATAGCACGTTCTGCGTACTCTGATTTAAAATAAGCGTCTTTCGCAAGCTCCACAACCTCTGTATCTGGTTTGTTTCGACAATCCCCAGCGACCCGCTGAGTGTAGCTGTCGAAGCCTCCGCTAGTAGCATTTAGTGATACGTCTGTGTGCGTGATATTCCCTTCTTCATCATAGACTGGATATTTCCCTATTACTGCGTATGTTCTCATGGTTCGACTCCTTCTACTTTTAATTCGTCAAGTTGTTTTTGCAGGCTATCTCTAGCCTCTGCAAGCTCCTTGTTATGCTCTTGAAGCCGTTTGTTTTCGGCCTCAAGCTCTTCAATGTACTTACTATAAATATCTGATTGAGCCTGTAGCGTAGCGATTGTTACTGCTTTCTGATCAATCTCTGTTGCCAAGGCTGAATACGCCTTAGTTTGAAAATCCTCTCCCATATTTTCTCCTTTCGTTATTTAAAGCCATATTTACTTAAAACGCCCGAAACGTGGCTCTTGAAACTTTGATTCTTCAAATCCCAGTTAGCTTTGGATAGTTGGCCGAAGCAGGTCAATATATCCCAAACATAAGTACCAAGATTTACAGCCGTTTTTCCGATAAATATATTATCGATCCAGGCGCCTGAGAAGTGCTTGTCCCCACGGCCCAAATTGTGCCGTACGCCCTTTTCGTTCCCTGGAATCAGATAAGAGCTTCCATCTTGCGTGTTATTATGGATAATCCACGGGCTACGGTAACGGCCGTTAGAGTAGAAGATGATACGATCTCCGACAAATTCATATAGCGACTCTTGCATTCCATTCTTAGACCCTGACCACAAGCGAGAACCTGCGAAGCTCTCGTTTTGAGTGTTCTCTGTCCTGTCGTGGTTGGTCCCTATTACGATACGGGCCGCCTTGGAATCTCTCATATACTCGCCGATAAAACCAGCCTGGCCGAATTGCAGGAATTGAGAAGAGCTAGTATCATCAATACGCCTGATTGTCCCTGTGTTTGAATACAGGTTAAGCGTGCCCTCGTTGAGGTCGAAAACGGTCTTATCGTTGATGGCTGAAATCCGCTTGCCCTTTAGCCACTCGACCAGTGCGAACTCGATTTTAGCCTTGATAAACTCAGAGTTCAAACCGACAATGTTATTAACATTCAAGTTGAAAATATTAGCTTGCGAAGCGTCAATTTCCTTGATGTGTGCCGTGTCGATTTGGGCTTTGGCAATCATAGCGCCCTTGATGACTCCATCTTCAATATAGGTCTTCTTGCCAATAGACAGCAGACCTTCATTGATCCTGATCGATCCATCAGGATTTAGATTGAGTTGGCCCAAGACGTCTCCTGCGCTGGTAAAATTACGGATTGAATAGCTATTATTAAGCTGTGTAACTTGAGTTCTGACGGCTTCTGTTTTAGCGTCTACGTCTTCATCTGCTTGTGACCAGTCAGACTGTACATTTCCTAACTCTAGCTTGTACCCTGCCACGTATAGCTTGCCATTTTTGTTGTTTCGTTCAAAACGTGGTGTCATCAATCCGGCTTTAGTAACGGAAAATGTAGCAGATACCCTTTTCCAGTTCGTTCCTACTTGTATATCTTTTCGTGTAAGAGACAGCGAAGCTCTAGGCTCTACCAGCCGATTGTCTAAGTACATAAAGACAAGATCGTTGTCAATGCTACTTTTCACGTAGGCGCTGAATGTGTAGGTTTCACCGACTCGTACTTCGACGATTTCAGAGAGACCCAGCCATTCTTCTTGTCGGCTATATACTGACAAGCCTAAATATTTCTCGTCTTCTAGCGTCCATTTCGTCTTGTTAAACCAATCACCAGAAAACTCTTTGGTGCCAGTCATTAAGTTACGACCACCGACCCTGATTTTAGCCACTTCTGTTTGAATGAGTTGGCTATTTAAGACCATTCTTGAAACGTTATTAGCGATCTGATCGCCTGTCGTGCCGAACGTCTGAACCAATGTATCAGATGTGCGCTTAAATTCGCTATAGGCCGTCTGGTTATCGGATAGTTGCTTGGTAATCGTTGCATACTGGCCATCTAGGCCGTTTTTGTATGTCGCAAACTGCGCCACTTTGCTATCCGTCAGGTTGAAATGCTGCTCAATCTCATTGATCTTTTCGTTATATGCACTTTTAGCCACATATCCTTTGCTGATCTCAACCCGTTCCTTTTCGACACCTTCAGCAGTCTTACGCTCAATGTATTTGTTAAACTTCTCTGAGGCCGAGCCGTCAGGGTTGAAATTCGTAGAAATAGCATTGAGCCTTGTTTCAAGGCCGTTTGCCGTTCGCTCAAACTCAGCTTGCGCTTGAGTGAGCATCTTTTCTTGGTCCTCAATCGCTGGTACCCAGTCTGGATCGTTGGTTCCAGTTGAAACTATCATGTTCTTGATGGTCACATTTCCGGACCCTTCGTCAATCTGGACATAGTAGTCTATGCGTTCGATATTATCGTTAGGCCGTGAGTACCCCTTCCACTCTAACGGCTGTGAGTATCTACCGGATTTTTGGCCCGTGGTATCAATCGACAGATTGCCCGTTGTGTAGCTATTGATTACATCATCAGTTTGTCCATATCCGCTTTCGTAAGCGACCGATCGACGGATCCGAAATTTTTTGACGGATTCATCTGCCGTGTAGTTAAATGATAGTCTTAGCTTGGTTTCAGGAGTCCAGCCGAAAGCATCTTTAGAAAATGTGTAGATATTTTCTCCATTTCCGGCCGTTTTTGACGTTCCTGTACCCAAAAGATAGTTCCTGAGACCTACGCTAGAGAACTGCTCTTTAACCCCATTTATAAGCTCAGTCACTTTCGATAAATTAGCCTTGCCGTCTAAGTCAGTCTGTACTTTCTCCCTAAAATTGGCCAGCTCAGAGCCTACAGATTCGCTTTTCTGCTTAATGTTATCAATCTCGCTTTTAGCGGATTCTGCAATTTTTTTGGCGTCTTCCGCTAGCCGGCCAAGGTCCGACTTCTTCAAAATATCGGTTATCCGCTGTTCAGTTTGGGCGTTCTGCTCGTCCATTGCTTGTTTTAACTCAGCAAATTTCTGGTCTATCTTCTCTCTGAGGCTTACTTCGTTGTAAGTCCTGAGAATTTCTTCCCAAACTTCACCCGTCCAGCGCAACATAATCTTATGTCCTTCATGTTCTGGATCTGGCTTATACCAAATGTCATTTATCATGACTTTCTTAGGGTATTTCTTGGTTGGGTCCTCTTCGCTGTACCAATTAGTGTTAAATCCGTCTGCTGTGCGGATATAATCAGGTAGATCTTGGATAAAGCTATTAAATTCATTGTTGATAAATTCGTCTATTGCTTTATCTGCCACGCTCTGAGCCTTGGACGTTGAGCTTTCGCCTGTCCTGTCTCCTAGCTTCGTATCTGTAGACTGGTCATTTAGCCGGTTGATTGTGATCTCAAAAATCCGTGTATCATAGTCTAGCTTCCTGTCATGTCGGACTACTCGGATAGTATCACCGATTTTAACGCCCTTCAAATAGACGCTTGACGTTTTCAGGGTCAACTGAGGGCGTGAGGCTGTAATCAGAGACTGATAGGTCAGCTTGATAAGCTCGTTAGGGTCTTCTTCCTCCCCAAAATCGACAAAGCCAATTTTAGGGCGCATAGAACCGTCTGAGTTCTTGATCCCGTAACGTTGGGTCATTTCAGGGATTTCAAGATATTTCTGCCCTTTTGGCTTGTCTAGTGGATCTCCCTTGGCCTTGGACCATACCACATCTTCAAAGGTGATCTTCCGGCCGTAACCGTCGCCTCCCTTACCTGATTCCTCGGCAGATGATACTTGCTCACCTTTACCACGGCCGACAATAGCCGTAAAGATGTTAGTCCGTTCTACTTCCTGCAGGATTTCTAAGGCATTATGACCGTAAACTACCCGCTTCCCTACAGCTTCACCGATTTTCTTTTTAAAATCTATGTAGCGGGCGCCAATGCCGTTTCCGTTCATTTCAACGAAAAACTGCATTTCTAGGCCCCAGACCTTACATAGTTTTTTCAAGGCCTCAAAAACTGAGGTGTAATAAAAATTGGTGCTATGCAGAGCTGTTTCAGCGATATAGCGAGCCTGCCAGTTGGTCCCTTGCAATAGCTCGTTAATAACTGGCTTAGCTTGCGTACTTTTAGGGCGCTTGTCGTAGACAGGAGTCTTTCTCAGCTCCTCAATGCCAGACTGTACGCCAGTAAAGGTCGTAATCTGGTCTTTGGTCGACTTCTGGGCCACATAGAAATAATTAAATAGATGTGGGTCTTCGATTGACTGAATAGCCATATACTCAACCAGTTCAAGCTCATCATCATTTAACGCCTTAACTTCGGCCGTCAAGCGCTCGGACACGTAATTATCAGTTGTCAGGCTGTATTTTTGGAGTGCAGACTTAATCGCTGGCTTTCTGATGACTTTCAAAAGCCGTTCATTAATATCAAATAAATAAATCAAGCTCTTTCGTCCCTCCAAACTATTTTCTTAACGGTCGCATTAATAGCCGTCACATTGTCCCCGTCCCGAACCGTAAATAGCTCTAACGGGCTGAACCGGTCTAATTCGCTCAGGATATTCCTGCCGTCATAAGTGACTTTGACTTCGTCTGGATCAAACAAAACAACAATATCCTTGCCGGGAGCATAGCTTCCAGAAAACGAAATGACCTTTGAGCCATTGACGATCTGGGCCCGATCAGTAGTCTTTGAAACTGTGACTGTGATTGACTCTGGAAAGACTTCCACGGCATCAACAAGAGAGATAGGCCCTGTTGACGTCTGAGGGCTTTTTTTCTTGTACCCGTCAGGAACTAACAGGCTAAACTTGCTAACAATGCTTAGGCTCGTCTCCTCGAAGCTGTCCGCTCCGTTAAAATAGCCGTAATAGATGAAATCCGGCTCGTCCTTAAATGAAATCTCAAGAAATCCGCTCTGCGCGTGAGTTCTTAAAATCTTGTTTAATTTAGCGAACTTATCCCGCATTTCAGCGCTGGTCTCAGCCGTTAGCTGATATTTAATTTCGATCGTCCGTTCTTCGTCTGAGTATTTATCTACCCAGACCCCACGACGGCCGGGCACGTTGGTAGTTGAGACGTCACGCCCTAAAATTCCACGTCCTGAAACGGTTAAATGACGGTACCCCTCAATTAGTCTATTGAGGGGCTGGCCATTTATCATTAAATTGTCGCTAGGCTCAAAAGTAGCGACTTCATTATCTAATTTTTTTAAACTAGCATAATCATACATACTTTCTCACCTCTTTTAGTAATTATCTAGTACAAGCTCTAGCTCTTGCTGGCTTGTAATATCGTTGGTAAATGCCCTATAGGCTGTATTGCCAAGTTTTAAAATGATGTCTGCCGGCTGTTGGCCTACTGTGAGGGTTCCGCCGTCAAAGTTGACGTTTGGATCATAGGCTGTAAGGTTGCCTAGCGCTCCATCTACTGAGCTAAGCTCATCTTGGAAGGTTCCGGATAAATCCTTGTCAGTAAAGGCATTGATGGCCCCTTGAGCCATGCTACCTACTGATTTTGCCACCTGTTCGGCCTTGCTGTTGACTCCGATTATAAACCCTTGGTCAGTATAGACACCGAACTGACGGAATACCCTAGATGGTGACTTGATACCAAGTAGACCCTTAGCCCAGTCAATGGCGCCTTTAACGGCTCCACCGACTGCATCAATAAGCTTTCCAGCAAAGGCTGTGACACCTTTGACAAAACCTAAGATCAGGTCCTTACCGACGCTTAGAGCGCCACTGACAAAGCTTTTAGCTCCATTTACTGCGTTGGTAAATGCGTTCTTGACAGCATTAACAATATTAGATCCAGCGGTAGTCACTGTATTTACCACATTATTCCAGCCGTTAGAAATCGTACTACCGATATTCGACATAAAATTGCCGATTGCGGAAGTGATTCCGCTCCAAGCGCTGGAAATGCCGGAAGAAATAGAACTCATTGTGCTAGACAAGAAGGAAGTGATCCCGTTCCAGACGCTAGAGAAGATGTTAGATATGGCATTCATGGTATTTGAGAAGAAGGATTTAATTCCTTCCCAAACCGAAGTAGCCACACTAACTATTCCATTCCAGATTGCTGTCAATACGTTTAATATCATGTTCCAGATAGCTTGTGTCTGTTCCAAAACAACATTCCAAGCGTTAACAATCGCTTGTTTGATTAAGTCAAAATTACCTGTAACAAGTCCTACGATTGTAAGCAGGATTCCAGCGAATATCGCTTTAATGCTCTCCCAAACATGCCCCCAATATTCCGAAATGAAATTCAATATAGTTTGAATCACATTCCAAACATTGGTAAGGATTGTAGAAACAGTATTATAGATAGCGTTCCAGACTGTGCTAAATGCGCTTGAAATAGCGTTCCAGATCGTGTTCCAAGTATCTGAAATTACGGTCAATGTAGCATTGATGAAATCGCTGATCCCTTGCAATGCTGTTGTGACCAGATTTGAAATAAATTCCCAGATGGGTCCTAAAACAGTTGACAAGGTATTCCAGATTACTGTCCAGATCTCTTTCAGTAACTCAAGACCAGCTTGGATTACTTGCACCAAGTTTTGAATAGCAATCCCTACAGCGGATTTAATACCTTCCCAGATTCCAACCGCTACACCTTTCAATGTTTCCCAGGCTCCGGACCAATCGCCGTTGATGATTTGCATAATAGCTTTAATAATGCCTAAGATGGCATTTAGAACCGTTTCAACTACATTCTTAATAGTGTCCCAGTTGTTTTTGACAATAGTGACAATAACATTCCAACCCGCCTCAATGACAGGGGCTATGGCATTTGTTATCGTCTCGACTACGGCCTTTATGGCGTTCCAAATGTTAGTGGCCGTCTGTAGTATTAATTGATGGTTTTCATTCCACCAAGAAACAAGACTGCCAAATATGCTCTTAACGAAGCTTACGACCTCGTTAATAGCGCTTGAAATAGCGCTTGAAACAGCTTTGAAGGCTGAATCCACCTTATTTCGGAACTCTTCGCTGGTCTTATAGACTCCGACCAGAACGCCTATTAAACTACCGACGATAGCTACAACTGCCAAGAACGGAGCGCTTATAGACGATACGGCACCGACTATTTTTGCGAAAACAACACTTAGAGAGCTTCCGCCACTGTTTAGCAAGGCGAACCAGCTCGTAACCTTCGACACAATGGCCCCAATTCCTGTAAATACAGAAATAAGCCTACTTACACCGTACGTTATGGCCCCGAAGGCTGTTAAAACTGGACCTGCTGAAACAACAATGGCGCCAATCCATTTCTGCCAAGGAGACAGCGGGAGATTATCCCAGATTGTCTTCAAAACCCGTACAATGTTATCCTTGAAATTGATAACCGTCTCTTTCAGGTTCTGCATTAGGCCTTTGATGTCAGCGCCCGGTTGACCAAGGCCAGCTACCAAGTTTTGAGCAGAAGCCTTCATAGCTTCAAACGACCCGGAAACCGTACCGCTTGCTTCTATCGCCGTTGTTCCGGTAATTTTAAGCCTCTCCTGCGTTTTGTGGATCGCTAAAATCAGCTTATCAAACGGAATGTCCTTCACGTTCTGAGCCGTGGCCTTGAACGAGTCACCCATTACGCCTGATTCGTTGACCAAGCGGGCCATTTCTTCTTGAGTACCACCATACACGGTACATATTCGCTACAATTCGCTAAATTGTAGCCGTCTTTTAAAGACTGCTCTATGTCACCATAGAGATTAGACTATCTCTTGTACATTAAATGCACCCTAGCGCTTCGGCTCGCTTGAGCCTACTCTACTCCATTAAAAAAACACCTTCGCCGGTGTTTTTTCTGTTTCGATAGTCGTTACACTTTCAAGATTTTAGAACGTCCTCCGTCCTTGTAAGAAAATCTATATCCTCTTGTCCTTCCACGCTTTCCAATCGTTCCTTTTTCCAACATTAAAGAAATATTAGAAACGGTGCAATCAAAATATTTTGCAGTTTCGGAAATACTGTCAAATTCCATTGTGTCTATAACATCTAGCCATGCTAAATGCCCGCCACCTCGTTTATTTCTTTCTTCTGCGTATCTTGTTACTACGATTGATTCGCTTCTGACGCCGAGCGTTTCAAAACGTGAATTGTTTTCTGAATAAGTAGCCCATCTTAGATTATCTATAGAGTTATTTTGTCTATTCCCGTCTATATGATCGACCGTTAATTTATTTTCTGGATTTGGAATAAACGTTTCTGCTACCAATCTATGAATTGGAACTTTTTCAGATTTGTTGTTTTTATAGAGGTCAACTGTCAAGTAACCATTCCTTTTGTTTTTAAACGGCTGTTTAATGTGGCCCGTCTTATCATTTCGGACCTCTCCGTTTTTGTTTATGGAATAGTTGTTATTTCTTTTGATTTTCTTCCACATATTGTCTCCTTTTGCCTAGTGTTTGATATTTTTATTTTATCAAACATACAAAGGGAAGTCAAATCTTGCTTAGCACGGTATTGTCTAAGCTATTCTTAGAGTTTCACCGTTTTCACTAGGTTTATACTCGGCTATGGTTTTTCTACCGAGTTTCAGGTTGTCCAGCATAGTATAGTTGTCTTTTGCAAATCCCTGATAAGCGTTTTGAATATCTGTAATATTCGTACCAAATTTGTTTGCGTTATCGGACATGTCGACTATGGCCATGTCGGCATATTTGGCGGCCTGTGCGGTATCTCCACCCAAACCTTGAAGAAGGCTAGCAGAGAACGAAGTAACCTGCTCCATGTATTTTACACCAGAGACCCCAGCCCGCTTATAGGCTGTTTCGGAATTTTTAATAACCGTATTAGCGGAGCCTTGAAACATGGTCTCAATACCACCGATAGCTTGTTCTAGTCCTGCAAAGGACTTGACAACTCCACCGATTGCTCCGACGACCGGAAGAGTGAAACCGGCTGTCATACCAGCCCCTACCTTCATCATGGCCCCACCGACGTTGTTAAGCGTACCGCTCAATTTCTCAAGACTTGAGCCTGTCTGGTTTTTCAAACTTTGAAGCGAGGCTTGAGCCTCTTTCATGCCTCTTGCAAAGTCGGAGACGTTGGCCTTTAGTATGGCGCTAACGTCAAACGATACTCCCATTAGCTACCTCCTTTCTTCGCATGATTGATTAGCCTGTTTCTTTCAGCCATATCAAGCCTTCTGGCTGGTATGGCTTCTTTTTCAGGCTGATTCTTTCTAAAAATCTTTTCAAATTCTTCTTTGTGATTGTAAAACTCTTCAAAAGTCTTAAATGCAGGTCTTGCGGACTTGCCCTTGCCTTTCTGGGCCTTTACAGACTGGTTAAACCAAGCCTGAATGGCTGAATTAAGGCGCTTGTCCTCTTGTCTAATAGCATAGGCCATATTATAGATTTCAAACTCTTCAAGCGTGGTCCGCATAGCCTCTTTAAAACTCATTCCATGCCTGCCGATAAGCAGGGCTAAAGCTTCATCATACCCAAAGTTAGAATTTGATGAGCTAGAGGCCCCTACTCTGTCAGATTCATTGCCTTTTTGAGCAGGGGAGATGCTTTTAACTCGTCAACAATCGCATTGATAGTTTCGTCGTACTTATCATTTACGACAAGGTCTTCCAGATAAGCTTCAATCGCTTCATTTGACGGTTTTTGATTTTCGGTTACTGTGCCAGCCTTAATCAGGTCAATAAATGCTAACGGGTCATTCAATGCTTGGCCTGCGTTAAACATGGTCATTGCACCATAGCCGGTCTTCATGCCTTCCATTTCGACGGAATGAAGCCTGTTCATTTCACGAAGGAATCCAATGCCAAAGTGTAGAGTGTACTCACGACCACCAATATTTAAAATCATTTCTGTTTTTCTCCTTTAATCTAAAAAAATAAGGGGCATCAAGCCCCTAAATTAAACTTCTTCACCCGGTTTAGCTTCTTCCTTGGCCAAAGTATGATATTCATACTGTGTAGCCTCAAGAGCTAGTTTCTGGGAAGTTGTAAGCTCGTCAGTCTGGATAATTCCGTTGCCGTCGATAGCCATTTCATAGGTCAACTCTACCTTGTCATCAGCAGGCGCTGAAATTTCAAAGTTCTTGAAGTAACCTTGATAGTATTCTACGTCATACTTGACCTTACCACCTTCTGTGCGCTTGCTTCCGAGATCCACGATCCAGACTTCGATCTTTTCTGTATCACGGAACCACTTGCGCATTTCTTTCCACATGTTCACCGTGTCTTTGTCTTCGCGGTAAGCTAGTGATGTGAACTCTCCTGATGTTTCACCGTCAGAAACTGAGTTCACGACACCATCTTTTGTTTTTGTGGTTTCTACTTCTTTTTCAGCGTTCAGCGTTAGCTCAGTCTGGAAGCGAACCTTACCGGCGTCTTGTTTGGTCCGGTCTTTCAAACGGCGGAAAAAGGCGATATAGTCTTTTCCTTGGATTAAATCTGCCATTATTTATCTTTCTCCTTTTTTGTAAAATTAAAATTAAAGTCCAGCACTACATGAAGCAGTGGCTGGACGTCTGTATTATCGGGTATGATTTGCTTATTTGTTGTTTTGTGTTGTAGGTGATACTCCCATTTTCCAGATATTGACTTGACCATAGTCTCTAAATATGCCGAAATTTCGTCCAGAGTGGCCCTCTGTGACGTTTTAGCGTAGATGTGGACTGTTTGGTTGACTGTCCCGAAAAGATCCCGATTTCGGGCCTCTTGGGCGCTATTCTCGCCAATGTATATGAAGGGGTATTGCGTCCCAGCCTCTGGCAAGAAGTCGAAAGTCTTTTCTCGCTTCTCTGCCATCTGGTAAATAAGCCTAAATAGCTCATGATTTGGCGTCATTGGAACACCCCTTTCATAACTTTAGTCATGTCTTCCTGAAATTGTGGCTGTACCTCTTGAAGCATAGGGCGCATGAACGGTTTTCCTGATTGATAACGGGTCCCGTACTCTTGATAGCCTGAATAGCCAGCCTCTGCGTTGATATGTGCCTCCATTCCATGATAAGACGTTTTGATATTGCTTTTAAGGAAGCCTGTATCAACTGGCGCCTTGCTCTTGGCTATGGATTTACCACGTTCAGCATGGTTTTTCAGGACCTCAAGGGATTGCTTGACTGCGTTCGGGTGAGCGTTATAGATCGTCATTGTCAGCTTTTCTAGGCCTTGCCATTTAATGTCAAATCCCATTTTGACCTACCTTTTTCAATCTGACAGCGCCCTTAATTGGGGCGTCGATTGCTTCGATTGGCTCATAAATGGCATTTTCAAAAATAGCTTGCCTAAATGGCGCTTGCTCCTGCTGGAATCGGCAAGAGATAATTACATCTGTCCGGTTTCCGTACAGTTCAAACACCTTAGATTGGCTGACTTTATTTACAAGACAAGGCACTGGCTTAGTGCTTCGGCCTTGGCTCTCGTAAATATCCTTTTCTGGATTGTATTTCTCCCGCTCTCCCCGAATTAGAGTGATTCGATCAGGCGTTTTCATAAGAAAATAGCCTTTCCACGCTGTCTTTGTGAGCCGTCAAGACCAAAATCCTTGTTTAAAATGGCCATATACGGCTTAAACAGGTTATCCCACTCTTGATAAGTAACAGAATACCCGTCAACCGTTTCAGAGGTTACGCTCTCAGATCCCTTTCTTCCATACAGCTTATACACAACATTTTCAATCATAAAATTATACTTACTTGGTATCTCAGAGATTCCAACAAGGGCCTTGAAATAGCTTTCAGCGTCATCAATTAGATCGTTTAGCAAATCATTTTCTAGGTTGTCGGCCGGATCGATACCCAACCGACGCTTAATCTTTGCTAGTTGGGCTTCTCCCATGCCTTACCCCTCTTTATTTCCTTGCAAGAGAGCTACTAGATCGGCTTTCTTGGCGTCTGCGTCGTAAGAAATGCCTTGAGCGTCTAATTGCTCTTTCAATTCAGAAATTTTTAGTTTGTCGATTGGTTTTTCTGTCTCTTCAACTGGTGCTTCTGGTTCTTCTGGCGCTGGTTTATTGCCCTCTTTGGCAATGACGCCTTTGTCTAGAAGCTCAGAAATGCGAGAATCAGAGACAGAAAAGTCAGGGCGTGGATAAAGATCGCCTTCTTCATAGAAGTGGTTGTTATCCTTGGTGTCAATGATGTTTCTGGTTACAATGTAAGCCATTGTCTACCTCCTTAAAATTAAACGTTAGAAGCGTCTGTGAGCTTAGCAAATGCGTTTGTCTTAGTGATCATTACTGCAATATCCATAGTGCAACGGATAGCGACCATTTCTTGCTCGAACAAGTTAATAGGTGTTCCGTCTGCGTTCTGAATTGTTGAGATTTGACCCTCTTCCGAAATCTTATACTTGATGTTGTAAGGTACACCGTAGATAAGGTTGTCGAAGTTACCAGCGAGCAAGTCGCCTTTCTTGAACTGCTTAGACTTCATGTCTACAACTACAGTTCCATCAAGTTTGTTAGTGTCCTTGTCGTAGATAGTCTTCTTGTCGCCGTCGCGGGCATCACGAAGAGCAGAGCGGTTGGATACACGAGATACAAACGCATTGATTTCAATATCATCATCAAGAAGCTTGTCTTCCAATTTCAAGATGTTTTCGTAAGTTACAGGTCCACCAATAACTTTGCTTGCGTCTTTGGCCGCCTTAGCTACTGAGTTTGCAAATGGTGTTTCATGGCCAAGCAATCCTGCCTCGTCAATTTTGGTATAAAACGCTTCAACGATTTGAGGTTTCATATCCTCAAAGAATTTTTTCCAAGTGTAATTCAGTGCTTCACGAGAAGCAAGAAGGATGATACCAAGCTTATGAGCTTTCAGCTTAACAGGAATGACTTCTGGCTTATCTGTCTTGATTTTTTCGGTTTCATTTACCCAGTAAGCCGATACTCCGTCGGTTTGGACGTAAACTGTTTTTTCTTGTTCTCCGTCCATTTCGTGGTATTTGCCAAGTTGCATTACAAGTGAATTTTCTGCAACATCTTTCATGATGATGTCGGTCATTTGTTTGGTAAAAGTTCCGTCTTTCTTCTCAGAAACTAAAACTTTTTCAGGGTTAAAAACTTGTACTGTCATTTATGTTTCTCCTTTAAATAATTCTTGAGTTGCGGAAGATGTCTCCGCCGGACTTAGCGCCTGAATCGCCAAACGAAGATGACACCGCTGGCGGTTCTGATTGTGTGTACTCAGCTTTAATCTCGCTGATAATTCCCTCGAAGTCTGCAATGGCCTGCAATGTGCCGTCTGCTGTATCCTTAACAACGAAGGCAAGCACTTTGTCACTAACTGGCAACTTGCGACTTGATAGGGTTTTGATGGCTTCTTCTGTCAGCTCTCGCTTGGTCTGTTCTTTCTCAAGACCTGCGATCTTATCAAGTAATTCTTGCTTTTCAGCTTCGGCCACTTGCCGGCGATATTCTTCAAGTTCTTTTCCAGACAGCTCATTTTCTGCCTTGTATTGTTCAAGAGCTTTAGAGATCGCCTCTTGTGTTGATTGAGCGTGCCTTTTCTCGGCCTGCTCCAATCGTCTTTGTATTTCGGCTACAGATACCATCTTTTCTGGCTCAGGAGTTGGCCCTGCAGGGACTTCATGTTCTGGTGCGCCAGATTCGGCTTGAGGCTCTGCGCCTTCTGCAAAAAGTTGCAAATTACGCAAATTCATGCGCAACATAAATTTATTTTTTGCCATTGTAGGCTCCTTTCTTACGCTTTTACGGGCAACCTCCCCGAACTCATGCACCTTTTAACGTCCTAAGCACGGTTTGGACAAGCAAAAAACCGTATATAATCTATACGGTTAGGTTTTATAGTTTAATTTCTTCAATTTTTGCACGCTGTTCTAAAGTTGAAAGGTAATCCCACATAACCGAACGCTGTCTCTTTAACAAGTCGATAGGACATTTAGGTTCAAACTCTAGCTGTCCTTTTTCGTATTTACCAATCATCATATCTAACTTATAGAATCGTTCTCTCAATTCATAGTATTCTTTTTTAAACCGTTCTTTCCAATCTTCCATTTTTGGTTCCTTTCTTTTAAATTTCTATCAAAATAACGTCTCCGATTATGACAGAAACTCTTTTAACTTCTAACTCACAACCAAGAAAGCAACAAGGATAGTCGCCCTCTAATTGTTTGCCGTTATGTTCAACAGTCACATAAGACTCTTTTTCTATCACTTCGCAAAGTTCTTTTACTTTCATTATTCATCTTCCGTGTAATCATAATCATCTAGCGTGCTACCGCCTGACTTGTAATTCATCTTGATATGGCCATAAGCCGAACATCTACAGTTAGGGTGCATTGGGAACATGTTCACGCCCTTTTCTACTTTGTCAATCGGTATTGCCTTGCGGTCAAGCGGTCCGCATATATCACAAGCTCCCGGCTCTGCTACGTAGATCATGTGAGTAAAGCCATTATCCTTCAACATGGCATATTGAGTATCTGCGTTAATGCGTGCTATCTCAGTCTTCAAGAGGCGCTTGGCATTCTCTTTGCTGGTTCCATACCTATTAGCCAAGAGCTTGGCTTCTTGCTTGTAGCCCATCATATCCGTATAGATACGATTAAGAGAGGAGAAGACGTCTCTTTGCAAGTTGGCATGTAAGCCTGTCCTGCCCCATACACGACTAGAGAAATTTTGGCCGTAGAAATCAGCATCTAAAACGCTCTTCATGCGTTTTTCTGCTCCGCTGGAAGAAACACCCAAGATTCCGGCTTGACGCTTGTATTCGTTCAAAAATTCGTCTGCTCTGGCCTTATCAAAGACTTGGTTAACATCTGTTGTTAGATTCTGCATTTCAAGAGCTAGTTCAGCCTTTAAAAGCTCTAATCTGCTGACCTTCATCTTCAAGTTGTAGGTCCTTAGCATGCTGTTTGTCTTGTTGCTAAAATCTCTAGTCTTGACAGCCTGTCTGGCCTTGTCGTTAAACTTAGTAACATCAAACTCTGAGGCTCTTTTCATAGCCTCTTGTTTGGTCAGACCTTCTTTCCCAGCGTAGGTCATATAAAACCGGTCTATTTCTGACTGCAAGCGGTCGTATGACTCCTTATACAAGCTAGATAAGAGCTTGTCCCGCTCTATATCTCGCTTAATCAGCTCAGCTTGGGCCTTGCGTTCGGCATTATATAGCTTATTATTCCTCTTCTGATTGTTCGTCATCTTGGCTACCTACAATCTGGCTAATTTCTCCGTCGCTGGCCCCTTGCTCCTTCAAAATACGGCTCTGCTCGGTCTTGTAGTCCGTAAAGCTTGCATTGTTCATCAGGGTTTCTTGCGACAAGGCACCGCCTGCCTCGATATAGGCTTTTATTTCAGTCCAGACATCTTGCGGGATATTAGGGTGGAAGGTGAAAGTCAGCTTGTTGGCTTCAATAATTGAGCCATTGATAGCTTTGTGGACGTTGCTAATAAGCTCATATCTGCGACGTAGGGCCTTAGTATAATAGGTCTCCTTATCCTTGCGGACCTGCTCAAGACCTATCATCTTGTACAGTAGAGCGATACCGGATGATGTAGAGTTGAAGTGGTCGTCCTCAAGGTTAGGGATTCGGCTGAATTTCTGTATATCGTTTGCTAAGCGGTTCTTGTAAGCCTCTGTGCCTTGGACGTCATACTGCTTATAGATGTAGCCTGCGTCTGCTGTGGTCTGTTGGCCGTTGGCACTTATTCCGGTCTGCAACAGTAGCGTGTTAGCGTCTTTCATCTTAGCTACATTCTCGGCACTTGCTCCGATTGCCTCAAGGTCTCCCTTGATTAATAGCATAGCGTCGTTGAGGTCGCTCATGTAGTTAGCTGTGTCAGATTGGCCTGCGTCGTATGCGTCAATTAGTGAAATTTCGCTCTCATAATCCCCCATTCTAAAGCGATTATTCCACCACTCGACGACTGGCACGTCGTTGTATTCATGCTTGTTAACCTCTGCCATTGCAAGCTTGATTGAGCCTTCCGAGAATGGCTTAAAGGCTATGATCTGATCCTTAGTATAGACCGTCATATTTACCTTGTCTGCAAAAATCGGCAGGTGTACAGCACAAATGATGTTCTGCTCTACCGTCAGATCACGGATAACGAACATTTCAAGCGGGCTAATTAAAACAACCCTGTCTACATTATCCCGATCCCTGAAATGATACTCGAAGGCTCGACCGTAGACGGAAGCGTCAAAGGCTAAATCGCCATTTAAAGCGTTGATGTCGTTCTGCCATTCGATTTCTTCGATAGTCTTCAACTGTTCCGCATTGGCACCTTCTAAAATCCCGATTGTAACCGGATTGCCGATCACATAGCTAGTAGCAAAGCCTGAAATATATCCGCCCCATTTATGACGGACCCGATAGTCTGCTTTCTCGTTGTCTAGTCGTCTATGGCCTGACAAGATGCTGTAATTGTCACCCTTGGCATACGAAGCTAGGACTTTCAAGCGCTTCTTCTGTGAGTCAAAGAACGTCTGTATCATGTCCCTTAGAGCCTTCCGGCCTGCGTCCGTATTTAAAAGGTCGTCTGCTGACGTATATCTAAATTGTTCGTTCGATAGCGTGCCAAAATACAAGCTGTCAAACCTCGTCTTAGTCACGTTATCTATTCCATGCTCAAACTCGTTTACTTTGTCCATTCCTACCTCCTGAACATCTTATTAATCTTGCTGATCGTCTTGTCGACGTTCATATCTTTCTTCGTATGGTAAATACGATCCTGCAATGCGTACCTGATGGCATCTATGCAGTGATTGTAGCTATCTACTGGCTCGTTAATGTATTCGTTGGTCTTCTTGTCTTTCTTCCATGTGTAGTTTTCCAGCTCCTCAATCAGCTTGACGCATCTTTCATCTACTACCCAGTCATACTGCAGTAGATACTGGATTCCTTGCATGACCGATCCAGGACCTTTCTGCACATCAATAACTCTAGGGATTCCAAGATTCCGCAATTCCTGATTAGATTTCTTCTCTGCTGAGTCGGCCCGTATTTCTTCCTTGGCATACCCAAGAGCCTTGATACTTTCTGCGATCTTGTCATTAGTCAAATTCTTTCTAACAAACTCTTCTAGGACGTACAGCTTCCTGTTTTCGTCATCTATCCTAACGTGCATTAATGCCGACGGGTCATTAATAAACCCGTAGTCAAGACCAAAATAAGCCGGCAAATGCGCCAGCTCGTCTTTATTTAATAACCTCTTTTCGTACTTCGGAAATACCAGCTTGTCAAGCGTTGCGAACTCACCCAAAGCGTAAATCTTGTAGTAAGCCTCGTTACGATTAGCCAGCTCTTCGATATTTTCGATAGTGACCTTATCAAGGAAGCGATTATCCTTGTACGACGTATGATAGACCACTGTATTCTTGGGACTTTTAACAAAAAAAGCGTTATAGGTCCAGTTGACCTTACTTACTGGGTTAAACATCAAGAAGATCTGTTTCTGCTTGTGCTTCTTGTCCCTGAGACGCAAGGTAAGCTGTGTATAGTCGTCAAGAGTGAACTCAGAAGCCTCTTCCATGACTATATCCGATACACCCTTAATAGACTTGATTTTTTCGGGGTTATCAAGACCTTTAAAAATAAACTGGGCGCCATTTGGTAGCTCAATCCGATAAGCTGAATTGTTGACCTTGCACTTGTCCAGCAGGCCCCAAGCGTCCAGACATTGCTTTACGTCCTCAAAGATTGAATCATAGACCGTAGAGCCTACTTTTCGGAGGAATAAGACCTTGCGTGGATATTTCCAATCCTGACAAGCTTTAAATACCACCTTTTGAATAACGCCGTGACTCTTACCAGAAGAGGCCCCGCCATAGTGAACCTCGGTAAAGGTTGAGTAGTCCGTTAACTTGTCGTATATATGCTTATTGAAGACCCTGCTTGGGTAGTCAATGACTATCTCTATTTTGGGTCTACTCTTCGTCAGCATCCCATTCACCAACTTTGATTTCGATAGTTTTCTGGGTTATATCCTGCTTATCGGTCCACATACTATACCGCTTACCAAGAAGTTCAAGAGCTTTGTTTCTGTCGCTATTTTTCGTCGGGTATTCGACAAGCTGAGGAATTTCGTTATAAACTTTCACGCTCTTTTTGGAAATCGGATCAAACTTCAATTCTGCAACCTTGGTTGTCACCACCATTGTTTCCATTGCTTGCCCCGAAGCTATTTCAGAGAGCATGACAAGAATCTGTTTCTGTGTCAAAATCTTCTCGTCTTGCAACTCTTCCATGCGTTTTTGGATATATTCGGAAACACCAACATTCACCAACAACTCATGCGCTCTAGCCTTAGCGTAATTCTCGCTATATCCAGCATTAATCGCCGACTGATAGACGCTTCCTGTGATGATGTACTCATCTGCAAATCGTCTTTGTCTCTCATTCAATTTTCCATCACCGCCTTTTTAAGATAAAATAAAAAGTCGCATAAGCGACTAAATGGGAAACGCCGGAATCGAACCGGAAGAGGTTGCATGATTTTTTGAAAAAGGTTTTTAATCATTATGTAAGCTAGAAGGTTTTAATCCACATGACAACAAAGGAAAATTTCAAACCTCTTAACCATTATTCCCTAAATGCGCCCTAGCCACGGAAGGCGCTACTGTACGATTTTCTAATTTTTATTGTTTGTGGCTAAATAAAAGAGAGCCTGAACTTGCATCAGGTAACGGCCTTAGTGCCCCTCTCTTAAACAAACCTTGGGAGTTTAAAATGAAAATGAAACGAAACGTCAATTAGATCCTATCCGGTTCTCTTGACAATACTATTTTATCACTTAAAATCCCTTGTGGTTCCCGCTCTTTTACCGCAATTTTACCGCAAAATTACCGCTTTTCACAAATTAGAATCCCATTTCGATATTGCCAAGCAAAGGCAATCAAGGCCCTATCAAGCAATTCCTGATAGCGGGTCTTCTCTATGTCTAATCTGTCATAGGTTGCTACTGCAGTTTCAGGGACTGTTTTTGTGAACCTTGAATATAAAATAAATCGGTATGTCGGATTAATCAACCTTGAAATAGCCTGCTCGATCTCTTCAAGTTCTGCATAGGCATCTACCCTGTGAACCGCTAGATTTTCAACTTGTCGGCTCGGCCCTCCTCCGCCTCGTGGCTCGAAGGTAAAATCCTGCGTGATCCTTTGGATCGGTTCGTCACAAGCGATCTCACGCCAGACAGGATATTCTTTAAGCTTGTCCTTGGCTTTCTGGATCGTGGCCCGTTCGTCTATTTCTGGTAAGAGCGGGATAGGTCTTTCTTCAAGCATACTATCTCCTCGTCACATTCTTTTATTTTTCTTTTTAGCCAGTCTCTACGCTTTGAAGCCACCTGCAGGCCGAAGCTGTTTTTGATGATGGCCAAGCTTTCAGGTTCTAGGTCCTTCAAGTAACATTCTTTGGTATGTTCTAGCTGTTCAATCCTACTTTCTAATTTTGATGTCATTTTATCAATTTCCCGTCAAAAATCAGCGTGATTGTGCCTGTTCCGTCTTCGTTATCCTTGGCATAGGCCCGACAATCAGATTTGTATTCTATACCATCAATGGTTTCATCTTATCAACTTTGATAATGGCCCCGCTAAAAGCTTTGATCCTCATTTCGCCTCTCCTGCTTCAATTTGAATATCGTCAAAATCGATTCCTTCGATCGTTGCACGCCGTACAAGTATATTGAGATACAGACGCATTGCGCAATATTGATCTTCTAGTAACTCCATAGGACATGCAGGCTTAAAATCAAGGGTCCCTGAATTATGCTTTTCAATCATTCTGCCTAACTTGATAAACCGCTCTGCTAGTTGCTTGTATTCTTCGATCATTCTTTGTTTGTAATCATTCATTTTAATTTCCTCTTTTCTTCAAATAATCGGGAATCTCGTCACCGATTTCTAGTTGATTATATTGTTCTTCTGATACCAAGAACTTGCCATAGGCCCCAGCAGTGACCGTGTAGCGCCCGTCTATTATCTCTTTGTTAGAAATATAGCCGTGCATTTCTGCACCCGCATTATCAACCTGATAAATGATGATTGGCTGTTTTGGTTTGCCCAATACCGCCCCTGCATAAAACGACACTATGCAAGAGGCCAAGAAAAATATTAATTTAATCTCGGTCATTGTCGGCCTCCAAAAGTTCAGGGTTTTCGTAAACGTTGCCGATGATTTCTCGATTGCTAGCTACATTGCCTAAACATTCATAATAACTATAATCTTTTAGACAGTTAACCCACATACCCAAATTAGACCTAAACTCAACCACTCCTTTTACTGGGTAATTCTCTGATGTTAGTACATCCCCCTCGAAAATCTCTTGCCCGTTCTTATCAAACAGTCCTGTTGATTGCATGAGTTCGACTTCATCCGCCTCACGTAGAAATGTGATGCCGTCCCCGATAGATTCAAATTCACCACGGTTAAAATTAATTTCATCCACTAGATACATTTCCTTATTGGTCTTGTCCCAAGCTCTATATTTTGGAATCATCTTGCACCTCCTCCATAAATCAAATAAACTGCGACAACCAACTGAGCCATGCTCAATGATTGATCTGCCCAATCATCAAATTCTTTTGACCTCGGAAACCAACTCTTTTTACTGAACCAATCATAGTATTCAGGTTTTTCATAAGCAAAGATACATTCCATAGCACCTAAAAATGTCAGGCCGTCTTCTGCCATTTCCCAAAAATAGTCTGCCCGGTCCCTCACGAATTGTGGCAAATCTTGTTTAGGTGGGATTGGATTTCCAGCTTCTACCGTCCAGCCGTATACACCATCAAACATTTTCTTAAAATCTTCCATCTATTCCACCTCCTTTAACTCGCCATCCCAATCGCTGGCAGGGTGGACACATAATTCCGCCCCGTTATAATAAACAAATTCCTTTTCGCCATAATTATTTACTAAAACCCAGCCTTTTATGATTTTCACGCCGTCAAAAGCCGTGTGTGTGTACTTTGCAATTTTCATTCTTCCGCCTCCTCAAAGCGCCCATCTTTTTTTGGATTTGTTTCTTTTAAAAACGGGATTTTTCTTTTCTTTTTTCTTCTGCTTGTGATATTCGCTATCTTTGTTAAAGATAACATCTTCATCTTCAATCAGTTCAGGAATAAAGTTTCCAGATGGGTATCGTTCAGGTCGTTTCATCCTTCCACCTCCTCAATCTCAGCGAAAATGACATTACTAAGGTTCAATAGAACCATTCTATCTTCTGATTCCATTTCAAGTAATTGATTAGTTTTAAAATGATATTCAATTTCATCAATAATATTTCCTCTGTCACTTGTGTATTCGATTTTCTCGCCACTATGGCCAAGAAGAAATGTCACTTTTTTCATCCTTTCACCTCCTGCACTTCAACGCCTGGACAGTCAAACACCCAGCCAAAATTGGCTTTTTCAAGTTCTTTGAGGGTGTGAGTCTTTCGATAATATACAGGGTCAGATTTCCCATCTGAAAATAACCATTGGTTAAGACGTTCAATATAAGTCAAAATAGTATATTCGCTATTTAAGTTCTTCATCTTCACCAAATACCGCTTCTCTTTCTCGACCTCGTAGCCGTCAAACCAAGCGCGGGCGAAAAGGTCTTGATTTATAAAATTACCATCTTCATCTAATTCTACAAGCCATTTATCAACTTTAACGTTTCTGTAGGCTTGGTTCATTGCGTCTCTCAGACTTAATGCTTTTTTGTGTTTTTCAATCCAATCCGCCACAAACTGAGGTACGACTGGCTTTTTTGGTTCGTCTTCGCTGGCTTCAATGAGTTTAATAGCCAAATCGATACCTTTTTCATAACCTTTGGCATAATTTTTTCCTCTTCGTTTCACTTCTGCTGATATTTTTTCCATCATCAAAAGACTAACCAATCCCTGTTTATTCATTTTCTTCCTCCTCAAGTTTAAAAATAAGATGTTTTTGGCTTTTTTCAATCTTTAGTAAAAATCAACACGATATAGTCTGTGTTCAAGATATAACTTTTCCCGTTTTCGGTGATTTTTACTAAATTCTGGTCAGGGAAGAGCTTTTTAATTCGTTCTGGCAATGCGTGAATCTCACATTCTCCAAAAGTGATTGCTGGATCTTTAGTAGTTATCCCTTTAACTTTCATTCTATTTCCTCAATTTCTACCTCTATGCGAGGGTTTAGACTGTAAAATTTCTTAGCATGGATTTCTGAAACTTGCCCGTCGTCCTTCCAGAGTAGCGAGCTGTCGGAAATGCTATCAAGTAACGCCTTGATGTAATTGTCTAGGTCTGGCTTCCTGTAGACTGGTATTAGTTCATCTGCCAAGGCCTGCTGGTTCTTTTTGATTTTCTTGATGTATTGCGGGGGCGATATGTAAAATACAACTGATAGCCTGACAGGCCCTTCTGCTACCTTATCAAGTAAGCACTCCTCAGCTATTAAATCCGTACATTTTCGGCGCCAAGTCTTCATATCCCCTGCTTCGTAAGTCGTAGTAAAATTTCCACGTCTAGCAAACCTCGGCCTACTCTGTGGTTTTGGTTCAATGTTTAGTATTAATTTCATGATTTCGATTAAAATCCACCAGCCAAATTTAAAGAATTGTGTGAGCATGGCTTGGCTGGTGAAATCCTTTACGTCATTCGTCCAATGTCTGACGCTTATTTTCTAGTTCGCTTTTATCGTGGTTCACGGCACGTACTGTTATTATTTCTTGCTATTGCGCTCTCCGACTAAATAGCCAAGAAATAGCTATAAGATGGCCATTCCGACCTCTCTAATAAAATCAATCATCATCTTCTCCTACCTCCATTGATCGTCTAGCTCTTCCTGAGTCAACGGCTCGATATTTTGATAGCCTTTGACAATGTAATTTTTCTTATAATCAAATCCTAGTTGACTGAGACCGTTCTTAAATCGGTCTTTGTCTTCCGTGTCTTCAAAATACACTTCCAGGATCATTTTTTGCGTATATCGTTTAAGGCTATTTCCAGCCCCTACAACGGCTTCTACTTGATTATGGGCTAATTCCCCTCCGTCCAAGATTTCGCCCGTTTCTGGGTCAAAATGACAGCCTACGATTGATCTTAAGTCTTGTCCTTGACTTGAGGTTTGCTGAGGTTCCAAAACTTCCTCACGCTCTCGCTCGGCCTGCTCTTGAGCTAGCCTCATTTCTTCTTTTTGTTTCTCGAAGGCATAGTCTGCCTTGATCTGCTCTAGGACTTCAACAAGGGTTAGGTCTCGCAACATTCGGAGGTATGGCTGGTCGGTCATTCCGTACTCTGCACATTGACCAGAAATGGCTGATTTAGCCTTTTCAAATTCCTGTTGTTTTTGGAACTCAAAGGTCACTAGGTCATCTAATGATTGCATTGTGGCTTTTTTAAGCGTCACGCCGTCGGCCATGAAGTCGCTGGCCTTGATGTACTCAAGGGCTTTCTCGTCGAAAATCCGAGGGTCTAGCATGTACTCAGCCGATTTGTTAGCAATATAAGATTTAACCGTGTCCAATCTCAGGGCCTTTTGATGATCTTCAAAATCTTTCACGTCTTTTGCAATTTTAAAGATTGTATCGGTCAAAGGCTTCTCTGTCGCTTTGATGTACTCGTCAAATTCATCTGCTGATTTCGATAGTTCTTTTTTGATTTTGATGCGTTCGTCTGAGATCTGCTTGCTGAGTTTTCGCAAGTCTGCCAAAACTTTCTTATCGTCCTTGATGGTTGAGGCTGTGACCACGTAATTTTGATATTTGGCCACGACTTCGTTTATATTTTGCTCAAATCTTTCACGGTCAATGATTTCGACCTGAGCCTGTGTTACTTTTGCTTGTAATTCCTGCATGTTTGACCTCCTCTCTAGTAATTAAGGCTATTTCCAATCGGATCTTCTTGCACAGGATTTTCTGCTTCTTCTTCGGCCTCTACAGGTTCAACCTCTTTCTTCTGCCGTTGTTCCTGCTCTTGCTTTAATTGCTCAATCTGTGCTTGCTTGCGAGCCAGTACGTCTTCACGGCTTTCTTGAGGAGTAACGTCTTTAGGTTCTCGTAGTTCGTCAGCCTCATAAAGTCCGCCTAGCTCATTAGGAAAAGCGTTTCTTAATGCAGTTACTAAGGCTACTTTGTGAATCATTACAGCGGGCTTCTCGTCCCATGTGTTGGGCTTGTTTTCTTTCCCGTACTGATTGATTTTTCCCTCTTTTCTGATTTTGGAATTATCATATTCTGAGAAAGTAACCTCTGCTCTCGTTGGGTGCGTCCGATCTTTTCGGTACACCACCGCCCAAGCTCCAAGAATTTCTGCTCCTTGTGGCAAGAAAGCTCCTTCGGATCGTTGGATCTCACCATCTTTTTCAAAAATAATGCCTGAATCCATTCCGTCGTATTGGGGGTGTGCATCAGCTTTTTTTTGAAAAGCTTTCAGAGCCACCACGATTTGGGCCGGCTGATTCCCGTATTTAATAAAATAAATCTCTTTTGTAAAAGGGTTTAGATTTTGAACCCTAGCTTGAGCGATAAAGTATGCAAGCTCTTCGTCGCTAGCTTTGCCCTGCGGGTCAAGATACTTTCTAACAATCCCGCTGGTCAAAGTCTGTGGATTTTCTAAAAAGTTTTTTTCTGCCGTTTGAATATCATTACTCATTTTCGTTTTCTCCTCAAACCTTCATTGTTAGTCTTAGTCTGCTTCTCTGTTTTAGGTCGTCCAAGCTATTTCTGTAATCATCAATAAGTCTTAGATTGCTATCGATAAATCGCTCAACTACTCTGTTCAGCAAGTCTTGCGACGTAGAACCTTCAAGCTCTGCTAAAACTCCGATCAATTCTTTTTGTTTTGGCGATAGTTCAATCCTGATATAACTTCGGCCTTTATTCGTAGGTATATTCGTCATTTTCATTTCTCCTTTATTTAGTCCATTTCACATAGCTGTTTGTCTATCCAGCTATCATAGGCTTCATCTTCATCTTCTTCTGGCTCAGTATATGGTTCTGGCGGTGTGCTGAGCCATTTATCATAATCAAATGGTCCCATCTTCTCCTTGCCCTTCTTCTTGCTTCTCTTCTTCGTCCTCTTTATCCCTTAGCAAAATATCTGTAGCTTCGTCTAGGCTCTTGCCGTCTAGAACATCTTTTAGGATGTGGCTGAAATCGTGCATAGCTTCCGCTTTGATTCGGCCTTTTTTATTTTCTGGGAAAAATCCAATATCTTGGGCTAGCATGTAAGCTAAGCTAGAGTCGTGTAATTCTTTTTGCAAAGTTTTGATGCGTTTGATAGTTTTGTTTGCTTTAAAAATGTTTGTCATGATTTTTTCCTCCTGTGGATTTTTTGAAAATCCCTTATATTATTTATTAATATTATTATTA